AGAGATTCGAACCCGTTTCGATTGCGTCTCAATCCGTACCAAACCCGCTCATTACGCGCCTTGCACTCTCCTCACCTGCTCGATTCGTCGCTATTTGGCTCTATGATTTCGACACTTTTTCGACACCGCCAGCAAAACCCGCGCTATGATCTTTGGCAAAATTTGGCAAGAGGCACGCCCAATGAGCACCATGAACATCTCCCTGCCGGACGCCCTTAAAAGCTTCGTCGATGAGCAAGTGAACCAGCGCGGTTACGGCACCAGCAGCGAATACGTCCGCGAACTGATTCGTAAGGATCAAGACCGCCAACACCTTCGTAGCCTGCTGCTTGCCGGTGCTGCATCTGCTCCAGCCGCTCCTGCTGATGCAGACTACTTCGAATCGCTCCGCGCCCGCGTGCGGAACGCTCAAGGATGAAGCAAAAGCCCATCATCCCGCGTGAGCTAGCTAACCGAGACGTAGACAACGCCATTGCCTACTACCTTGAAGAACAGGCCGAGAGAGCCGCGCTAGGCTTCGTTGATGCCCTGGAGCGAGCTTATAAGCAAATCAGCCGCCACCCTGCTTCCGGCTCTGCTCGCTACGCCCATGAACTGGATCTGCCCGGCCTACGCTCTTGGCCGCTCCAGCGCTACCCGTACCTAGTGTTCTATGTCGAGCAACACAGTCACATCGATGTTTGGCGCGTGCTGCACGAAATGCGTGATATGCCTGCTTGGCTTAAACAATAAAACTATAGACATGAAAAAATTACAGAGCTTAAGCTGGGAAGCAGCTACGAAACGCAAGTCACCATACCAACTTCCGGCGGAACATTTTTTGGATCACTCAAGATAACTCCAAAAAAAATAACACTAGTAGTTTCAGGTGATGAGTTCGAGGACAGGAAATGGCCTTATAGTGAGCCAGAAAATAAAGAGCTAGAATGCCACTCAACACGAGAGCATTTTAAACTTATTGGCCTGACAATGAATAACTGGTCAGGAATGCTTCTGGCAACTCACCCCAAACTCATATCATCAATTCAAATTACGTATTCCATTGAATGCGTGGCAATGTCACATAAACACCAAGCGAACCGATCAAATTATCACAGTATTACCATACATTCCGACACAATAAAAAAATGGATTGGCCAGACAGAAAAACAGCGCGAAATAGCTGCAAGCCAAATAACCCCACCCAACTACAATGGTTCCATTAGTGAGTTCAAGGTAGGACTCAAAAACCAAGACACAATAGGCATATCATACAGCATTGAAAAATCATACTCTCTACCAAATTTCCACGCTGGAATGAAATTCCCACCATACATACACTATTACTCTTGCGAACCACTATCACTAGAAGACGCCATAAACAAAATTAAAAAAATCTATAGCTTCTTCTCCTTCATAACAAACAAAGGAATGAATATTAATCAAATAATTTTAAATAGCGGTACACATAAGACATATCTATACACCCTACTTCCCGAAGAGAGAAAAATCGACACAATTCTGTATCCTTACTCAGAACCAGACAAAGCTCAATTGCTAGGAAAAACCCGCTTCCTTATTGATTACATAAGAAATTATTTCGAGCTAGAAGATAAATCCCAAGAATATTTCTACAAATACCTCAAATATAGCAGGATGACCAATCCTGAGGACTCATTTCTAGGGTACTTTAGGATACTAGAAAACCTATGCATCATAGAGAAGCAGCATTTTAGCGATGAGACAATAAACGAGATATGCGCAGAGACGAAATCATCACTTCTGCAGAAGAAAATATCGAACAAAGACGCAGTGAGCTTCATTAGGGGAATGAAGCGGCTAAACAAATCCAAGTACAATACCGAAAAATGTATACAAGAATTTTACAAGACACTTCCAAGCAAGACAAGAAATCTATGGAAATTTAACAAGGAAAAAATATCGGAAATTTGCAAGCTTAGAAATGATATAACCCATGCAAACGACTACTCAATTGACGACTCCGCCCTCATCGAAAATCTTGTATTTCTCGACGCACTACTAACAGTTGCTTTGTTGAAAGAAATTGGAGTTGAGGATGAATCTATACATGAAGTATCCCGCAGAATTGATCACTACTATTTCATAGCATTCTAATTGATCCACATAAATCTAATCCTCTACCCCATCGGATTAAAGCTACTCGCCGCAGAGCAATAGCGTGTTTTCATGCGATCACTATGCGTCTTGCGGTCACTGTCATAGCGGGCACGCCAGGTTCTGCACTGTTCGTGAAAGTGCTGCTTGGCGGCCTTGCGGCATTCTCGGTAATCGATTGATCCGCGCCGGTGATTGGCGCAGACGCTGGTGCCGTCGATGTAGTTGTTCACCGATAGCCACTCCGCCAGGTAGTTGCTGCCTCCGTTCCAGCTCTTGATCCATCGTGATGTACGCTCGTTGCTCACCTGTCTGGTCTGGCGCTGCTGCGTTTGCTGGGGTGCCTGGGCTATACGATGGGTTGCGGGTGGTGAGTAGGTGCTGGCCGGCTGCTTGAGCGTGTAGTTCTTGTCACTGAACACGTTCTGAGAACTGGCTATCGCCCTCGCCTTTTCTTCCTCAGTCCATTCCATCGAGGCGTATGGCTGAGACTGGCTTACCGGCTCGTATGCAACCCGTTGCGCTGGTGGATCGATGGGAATGGATGGCAGCCTTATAGGCTCTTCCGGCTCGCTGTAGGGCTGTGGCGCCGGTTGCTGGCTGAACAGGGGTTTGCCGTCTACGTGGATCGCCTGCTTGAGCTGATCCACATTGATCACGATTGACTTGGCAAACAACGCAATCACGCCCCAGGTAATCGCGGAACCCACGCCCAGGATGACCACCATTCGCCATGGACCGGGCTTTTTCTTGCTGCGTAGGTAGTCCGGTGCGTCGTCCCAGTCGGTTTTCATATTGCTTCCTTGCCTTTATAAATCACTTGCTACTTGGCTGCCTTTGCGCTCGTCAACTCAATTTTCTTTAGCAGCTCAAGAATTAGCTCCTGCGTATTAATTGGAAAGGTTTCCAGCGGACTTGCAGTTATTTCAGTAGAAACAAAAAGCTTACCTGCTATTTGCGCCTTAATTCGATGCTGTTCTTCTTCAGGAAGAGAAGCAAGGAATGGCGTTATAGTTTTCAAATCAAGCGATTTCTGGAGATAATTATAGTGCTGCCTACGGTGTCTTTCTGACTCTCGAGCAAGATAAGCAGCAGGAACGGTAATTAAGAGCATTAACAGAAATCTACTAATTTGACTTCCCCAATCGAAGCCTTCTTTAGTACTTTCAAAAAAAGAATATCCCGCAATCAAAACAACTAAAAACATGCAAAAAACAGATGCATAACGAAGATTGTTCGCCATGCCCTTTTCATCTGCTGCATTATTTTCAAAGTCGCCTGATATCGCGCGCCCCGACAGATGCCCAAGCATCTGATTAACCTGCTCTTCCTTATCAATAACGTTTCGCAGCGAGTCCTCATAGAGACTATCAATATTCAATAACTTTTCATCTGCCAGCGACTCAATTCCGTCAACCCTACTGATTAAGCTCTTAACATCTGCATCTGTCCTGCTTATAACCTCCGCAGTAGTATTCTTAATTCTTTCAACCTCTAGAACCTGACTCGCCATTTGCCGAATAAGCTCACGAGCTCTTATTGTCAAAAGCTCGATTTCTCTCTTTTCCCTGGCTCGTTCCGCTTCAGCTAAAGGAATATCACCTACTCTTCTTTTTATTAGAGGGCGCAAGGAATACTGTATCGTCTTAACCAAAATCTCTCTTAATTCAATCGTATCCCCCCTGAGCTTCGAGTCTTTTAGTGCATTCAAATCTTTCAACAGCATAGATGCACTAACATCTAGAACCTGCAGAGCATTTGGAGAGTCTATCAGTTCGTGCGGAGGGTAATCCGACGCAAAGCTATGAATTTCCTGCAGACAATCTGCGACACTAGCTCCCAACAAGCTTTGCTGCGTCTTAAAAATAGCCGTTAACATTTTCCCGACATTTTCATAGAAGCTTGCAATAACCTCATAATCCTTAAGATTCTCTTCAGCATCCGCCATCTAATTACTTTCCTCCAAAACCCTAACTCACAAAGCTTACAACTAAGGGCAGCACAACTTTAAATCAAGCCTTTCGAGCGAACCAACTTCTAGCAACTCGTGCCGTAATCGCTACCCCGCGCTTTGATTGGGCAAGTTTGAATTAGCCTGATCGCATTCAGTGCTATCTGCCCTGCTTCCGGCAAAGCAGAACACATACATTCACAGCGTAATATCCTCAGGCCATAGGAAATAAGCCCCGAATTTTGGACTCACCTTTAGCTCCCCACCCACATCCACGCCTTTCTTTGTCAGCTGGTGCTTACCACTATTGAGCTCTAGATAGCCCAACTCAACCATTTTATCTAAAAACTCTGCGGCCTTTAGTTTGTATCGCTGACCTAGCTTCGAGGAGGTTAGCTTGGTTGTCTTTTCTTCTTCTGAGCCATCCTCATCCTTCTCAGCGTCATTGTTGACTCGCTCAAGGCTGATCCGCACCTCTTCGCTGATTCGGATTATTCTCTGCGCTTCTTCATAGGCATCTTTATACAACTCAGCATCTGAGCCGCGCTCGATCAGCACACCCATCTCATTATTATTAACCTGACTAAATTCATATAAATTCAGGCTGCTAATAATGCACAACTCTTCATTCATATAACACTTTGCATGCAGGTTTTTGCGGAAGCTAGTCCGAACATAAGCCAACTCATTCAGCCATCGTATTTCTTCCGGCTGAAGCTCGCTTTTACCATAGACAATGCGAACGTCGATCTTTAACCGATCTTTATCTATGAGAAGCTCTTTTATTCGATCATTTAGCTTGAGAAATGGGCTTATGAGAACCAGCCTTTCCTTGGCATTCTTGATCAGCTCTTCGAGAAAATAGTTTGTTGCGCTTGTATTGAGAAATCTTGCCATTGCTTATATCCCTATCTACTTGCCACGCCTAAACCAGCGCTTGGCCACTTCTTCTGTAATCGCTATCCCGCGCTTTGATCGTGCAAGTTTGAATCGGCGTCTTCATATCCAGGTGAAACCTGGCCTCTAGAAGGGTCTACCTCACCTTTCCAGAGCCATAGCTCGTATTGAGGGAAGGCTTTGAGTAGCTCTTCTAGATCCTCGATTCGGGTCTTCACCTTCATCTCGGTGGCCACCGTCTGCCATCTGCGACGATTTTTGATCGTAGTTACCTGTGCCAGCCTCGATGGGCCGATATGGCGGACAAGAGTTCTAAGCCTCTCCTCGATCATTCCAAAATGCTCTAAAAAGCAATGACAAATTATTTGATAGACAAATATTTTGTCATTAGGATTGCTGACGACGACAAATAATTTGTCGCTAGGACATTTTGTCCTAATGACACGAATAGTGACGGAACGAGCATGGAACTGGAAGAGCTGGAACCTTCGAAGCTGATAGGCCCGCAACAGGACGTGGAAACCGTCGAGTCCTGGGCCGACCGCAACGGCCTGACCTACGGCACCGCGCGTGCCTGGGCAATGAAAGGCGTTCTCCCCACCGTAAAGCTAGGCAAGCGCCGCATGGTCAATAGCGCCCTGCTCCGCACCTGGCTGCTGGAACAGGAGTGGACGGCATGATCCGCCAAACCTCCGGCCTCCCAGGTGAGGGCATGACTTATGAACCTCTCCCGCTACCTGCACCAGCCGCACCCCGAGGCCTGCGACTGCTCTGTGTGCTGGTCCCGACGCGAAACGGCTCGCCCCGCAGCCTGCCCGTCCACACCCTGCACCGAGTGCCGCCCCGTATCGGTCCTAAAGGTCGGTGGACGCTGGAAGCTGACGCCTGCCTTCATCTGCGCGAAACACACCCCAAGCAACCGACCGCCCAAGTATTGGCACGTTGTGCACGACACCGGCAAACCAACGCCCTTCGTGCCGCTACGCGAACCGTTCGAACTGGTGGGGTGATCGCATGATCGTTCTCGACACTCCCTCTATCGTCATGCTCGGCCTGCTGCTCATTAACTGCATCGGCGTCGCCTACTGGTTTGGCCGCATGGATGGTGCCCGCACCACCCGCCCTGCAGACCCGCGCCTAGCCAATACCCAGGCGGAAACACGCGGCTTCTTAAAAGGCCTGACCGCCGCGCTCGTTGCTATGTCGGTCAAGGGCCGCGCTCCCGGCTTGTCCGAACACGCTCCACCGTTCGGACAAACGGAAGCACGGGCGGAGCGCACCCTTGAGCGCCCACCACCCTAAACAGCCTCCGCTCGTGAGTGTGGGGCAGCTCCACCGCCCCGCGCTCCCGAGCCCTCGGCGGCAAGAGTGGGATGACAAGGGCAAAGCCCTTGGTGTTGAACCCAACCCGCTGCACCAGCGGCGCTAACTGAAAACCTCGGCAAGTCGAGAACCCCATCCGGGCAAAAACGAGAAGTTTGCCCGTGTGGACCCGCTCGGCCTGCTGAAAGGCAAACCCGCGCAATAAGGCGCAACCAAGCGAGGAAACACAAATGGCACGCACCACTATGGAACTGGCATTCATCAGCGCTGAGCGCGTGAAGTTCGACAACGTTGACCTGATCAAACTCTATTTTGGCGATGAACCGGACGGCGAAAAGGACCTGGGCGTTTCCCTGCTCTCGATGCAGGTATCCGAAGACGTCCGCGAAGAAGTATGGGGCGCCTGCAAAGGCCTCGACGTGCTCGAAACCGTCCGCGTAACCGTGGAAATCGAACGCGGCTCCAAGAACGCCGGCAAGTTCATCGTCCTGCACGTCGAGTCGGCCAAGGCTGCCCGTGGCGCTGGCGCTGCTGACACTGCCGCCGAGGCTCGCAAGCTCGCCGCCCAACAACAAGCCAAGCCGACCGGCACTCAGCCGGACCCGGCCAAGGCCTGACGGGAGGGCGCCGCCGTGCTGATCGTTGATCGCGTGCTGTGCGACTGCTGCGGGCAGCCCATGGGCCAGCTCTACCAGCAGCCGGCACCACAAGCCGACCTGCTGCCCGATCTGCGCACGGCGCCCCACCAAACCATCTGCCCCGACTGCCAGGACATGGCTGAGGTCGTCCGCGACCCCAGCCTGGCCGAGTAAGGGGGCTGTATGTCGGTCGTTGCCGTTCAAGTGTGCATGCAGTGGACCATCAACGCAGATGCGTCGGTGTCCTGCTCGCAGTACGGATGGCAACAGGCCTACCTGATCCCTCCCGAGGCCGCTGGCTATGTAGACATCTTGGTCTCAGGGGGATTTTCGCCAGAGGCGTTCGGCATTGGTTTTGGCGGGACGCTGATGGCTTTTGCAATCGGCCTTTCCGGTGGATTGGTCGCATCAGTCCTACGACGCATGAGGTAACAACCATGAAACAACTGAAAACCCAGCTGCAAAACGGCGCCACCGCTTTCGGTCGTGCTCGTCGCTTCGCTCGCAACGCCTGCATCGGCGCTGTCGTCTCCGTCGCAACCGTCCCGGCCTTCGCCGCTGTGGTCGATACCGCTGCCATCCAGACGCAGATCCAGGAAGGCCAGGCCGACGCCAGCACCATCGCCGGCTACATCGCACTGGCACTGGCCGTTCTGGCCTGCGTCGGCGTGGTGTTCTCCATGCTGCGCAAAGCCTAAGGGCCTGCACCAATGCTCTGGTCAGTAATGCTCGGCGCCTTCATAGCCGGTGCCTTCATCACCGGCTTTCGAATCGGCGAGTTCTTTTGACCAACAGAGCCGTTGCAACAGACCCCGCTTCGGCGGGGTTCTCTTTGGATGCTGCCATGAACGATGAGTTGTTTATTTCTGCAGCCCACCGCCCGGGCGCTGTGTCTCATGTTCCTCAACGGGGTGTGAGGATGCGTTATCGCGCTTGGGTCACTGCGGCAGCTTTGCTGCTTTCTTTGCTCTGCTCTCAGAGTGTTAGTGCTGAAGATTACTACTGGCGGGTTTCTGCGCAGGCACAGCATTTTACCTCTGCGTCTCCGCGCGGCGCATGTGACCAATATATGTCTTGGCTGGATGGTTACTCCCCGAAATACACCCACTCAGTTACTGATATGGTTCTGCTGTCATCTGTGAGGTTTCGTTGTGTTTATGAAGCTCGCGGCAAGGCAGGAACTGATGTTGCTGGCGTTGTTTCATCTAATAACGCAGTCCACGTAGATCGTCAGGGCACTTCTTGCCCATCAGGCACAACCTACAATCCTGGCAATGGTGTTTGCGAAGCCCCACAAGTTCCCAACGGAGAAAAGTGCGGTGAAGAATTCATTGGCGGCGCCACGATTCCCAAAATCAAAAACGCCCAAGGTGAATGCGTACCTTTCCGCGAAGCGGATAAGCCTTCTCAGTGCAAGCATTTCTCTGAGTCCACTCGTTTTACGAGCGTCGTCGTCGCCGTCGATGACAACGGCAACCCCATCCCGCCGCCGCCTATTGTTCAGCAAGGTTGCGTAGCCAACGTTCTCGACTTCAGCCATTGCAAAGCACCTGCCCCGAAGAAGACCGGCACCATCAGCTTGGGGCCTGCCCCGGTCGAATGCCGGGTAGCGGTCAACTTCACCGGTGAAGTCGCAGAGGGTCCGCCGCCTGTATTTGCTCCGCCACCAGTCGAGCCGGGTGATATATGCCCTGAGGGTGAAGAGTGCCTGCCGCCTGACGCGCCTATCGTTAACGAAAAAGAACCCTGCGTGTATGTCTTCGTGCAAGACAGCCTTGGCGGTCATCTGGCGTGCAAGTCCTCTGACTACTCCGGCAAGCCAGGCGATTACACCAACTGCGGCACCGCCAGCCACGTCAATGGCGGGAAGTTCACCTGCCACGGCAAGAGCCCGAGTTCTACCGGGACCATGACCGACACCAAGGTCGAAACCAAGCAGAACGCTGATGGTTCCACCACTACGACCAAGACCGATACACAAACCAAGGTCGTTTGCTCGGGCGTTGGCTCCTGCTCAACCCAAGTTACGACCAACGTCAGCCACACCACCAAAGATGCCAATGGCAACGTCACCTCCGAAAGCTCCAAGTGCGTTGGACCCAATTGCAGCAGCTCAGGCGGCATCAAAGATGGTTCGGGCACTGGGAACGGCAATGGCGATGGTGATGGCGAAGATCAGGATAGCGAAGGCCCTGCGGGGCCTACTCGTGGTCTCCAGCAAGGCGAAGTCGGCAGCTTTGCCGAAGGCCTGAGCGAGTGGGATCAGCGCATCGCTGACGCCCGCGCCGAACTGGACCAGAAACTGGGGGAATACAGCGCCCTGTTCAAGGGCGTGTTCGACCTCAACCTCAGCGATAGCAGCGGCTCGCTCCCTTGCGAAGTTTTCTCCATCAGTACCGGCGGTGTCTCCCTGCGCATCTGTCCGGCCGACTACTCCGACCAGCTCTCCTACCTGCGCTACGTGCTTCTCCTGGCGGCCGTCGCCCTGGCCGCCATCATCGTCCTCAGAGGGTAACCACCATGCTCGATTGGCTTTCCGGCTTTCTCGATCAAGTCCTCGCGTTCTTCCAGTTCGTGTGGGACTTCCTCAGCTCTGGCATCTACACCTTCGTCAAAGACGGCTTGGTCCTGCTGACCAAGGCTGCGATCTACTCCTGGGTACAGGTGCAACTGCTCGCCCTGGAAGTGGCCTATGAAGCGGCCCAAGGGGTCATGCAAGACATCGGCTTGGCCGAAGCCGTGCGGCAGCGCTGGGGCGCCTTGCCAGCCGAAGTCGTCAGCGCGCTCAACTTCTTCGGCATACCTCAAGCGCTGAACATCATCTTCTCAGCGCTCTCCACCCGCTTCGCCCTCAAGTTCGTACCGTTCATAGGGCGCTAACCATGTCGATCAAAATCCACCACGGCCCCAACGGCTCTTACAAGACCTGTGGTGCGATTCAAGACGACGCCGTGCCGGCCCTCAAAGAGGGTCGGTTGATCATCACCAACGTGCGCGGTTTCACCCTGGAGCGGGTGCTGCAGGTCATGCCTGATCTGCCGGAGTGGGTCGATATCATCAACCTCGACCTTGAGCAGCAAGCCGATATGGAGCGCATGCGCACGTGGTTCCAGTGGGCACCCCGCGGCGCGTTCATCATCTTTGATGAAACCCAGCTGGTCTTCCCCAAAGCCTGGCGCGAACGCGACCTCGAGCGCTTCGACTTCCCGGGCGGTTCCGAAGCCGCCCAAGCCGCTGACCGGCCCATGAACTGGCTCGACGGCTGGACCCGCCACCGCCATTGGAACTGGGATGTGGTGCTCACCACCCCGAACATCAGCTACATCCGCGACGACATCCGCATGACCTGCGAGATGGCTTACAAGCATTCCAACCTTGCCGTCATCGGCATCAAAGGTCGCTACAAGGAGGCCCAGCATGACGCCCAGCTCAACCGGCCACCCGCCGAAGGCACCATCATTGAATACAAACGAATCAAGCCCGACACCTTCCGGCTCTACCAATCCACCGCCACCGGAAAGGCCCAAGACACCAAAGCCGGAAAAAGCCTGCTCAAGTCGCCTAAGCTACTTTTTCTACTGGCATTTATTGCCTGTCTGTTTGTCGCTTTACTATCTCTTGGTACGCCTAAGTTCGGCTCTCCTGGCGGCGCTCAAGCCCCTGCGAAATCTGCTGTTCCAGCTGCTTCGCCCGGTGTGGCGAGTCCTGCGCTTCCTCCTGATACGCGCACTGATCCTGCTGGTGATCTTCTGGTTAACGAGCCGCCTGATGTACTGGCTGGTGAGCTGAACCACCCCTACGCACCTCGCACCTTCGCCGTTCGTGCCGTCATGGTTGCCAATGTCGATGGCCAGATTCGCGAGCTTGGCCAGTTCGATGTCATCGATGCTGATGGCCAGATTCTGCGCCAGTCCCTCGGCGAACTACGCAACCTGGGCTATCTGGTGCGCATCCTCGGCCCTTGCGTCGTTCACATCAGCCACCCCATGGGTTACGTCGCAACAGCCCTTTGCCCTGGCCGCCCCCAGCAACGAGATGCCTCCGGCACTCGGCAGGATCTCAACGGCATTTCTGCCGCGGCAGCCATCGGCTCTACCGGTACCAGCAAGCCCCCTCCTACGGTTAGCGCTTTACCGGTGAATGTTGTTCCCAACAGCGAATACGCGGCAAGGCCGTGGCGGTGAGCGCGCCGCGAGCGAGCGGTTCAGTTCAGAGGGAGCGAGCGGCGCGCACGCCGCTGACGTCCCTGTAGCACGTCAGATAAACCAAGGTTAAACGTGTCAATTCGGCACTATTTGGAGCATTAGAAATGGCAGTTAAAGACCAACTCCGCGTTGATCGTGAGTTCAAGAAAACCCCGACCGGTAGGCTGTTTTTCGACAGCATGACCGCTCGGATAACTGACCTTTCCAACGTCCGAATCCTGGCTTGCAGCGTCGATACCGTCCGCCAGCTGTATCGCGGCCTGATCCGCCCGGAAATCATGTGTCTCTTCGACAAGCCAGGGACCATCGTCGACTTCGCTGGCCAGCGCTGGCACTCGGGTCGCGTCAGCAAGGATTCTGGTTACCAGTACAAGCTCCAGAATGCTGACCTGGGCATCATCCTGCTGGTGAAGAACTTCAACGCCAAAATCGAGAACATCGGCCCCCACCTGAAAATCGAAGTCTCGCCCCACGCTATCGACCAATTCTGCCCCGAGCGCCTGCAGGAGCGCCTCGACTACTACGCCAGCCACGTCCTGACCAACGTCGAGCGTAACCAGTGCGCCGTTCACCTCGCGCTAGACCTGCAGGGATGGCAACCGCCTGCTGATCTGGTCGCCCGCATGCACTGCCGCGCACGTGCTGCCCGTGATATCTCCGGTATCAAGGAAATCCAGTGGACGCTGGAATCAGCCACCTACGGCAAAGGCCAGTCCTACCTGTTCGGCTCAGCGGGAGGCGTCCAGCTCGGGATCTACAACAAGACCGAACAGGCCCGCTCCATTGACAAGCTCGACTATTGGGAAGGCATCTGGAAACGTCGCGATAGCTTCGATGAAGGCGACCCGGATAACTACAACCCTGATCAGGACGTGTGGCGCGTCGAGCTGCGTTACCACCACTCGGTTATCCAGCAGTTCGCCTCCGGCTCGTTCGATCTGCACAGCGGCGAGACCATCGAAACCAACAGCTACGCTGCCTTTGCTCCGCACCTAGACGGCCTGTGGCGCTATGGCCTGCGCCAATTCAAGCTGCTGGCTCGCCCTGGCTACTTCGAACCCATCTGGACGCTGATCCGTGACGATGTGCGCGTGGATCTGCCGGTCGATTCCCTGGTGGACGAAACCGAGTACAAGCGCCAATACAAGACCTCGCGGGGCTTCTCCGGCAAGAACGTCGAGCTATTCCTGGGAAACTTCGTCAGCCTGCTGGCACGGGAGCGAGTGGGCGCTAGAAAGGCTTTCTATCGGCTCAAGGATTGGGAGTGCTGGCCGGTGATCCGCGACCACTATGCCGCCAAAGGCATGGACGAAGACGGCCTGTATAAGCACATCAAGGGCATCCTTGAAGAACGGCATGTGCGTTGGGGGCGTGCTGTCTGATGTTTGTTTGCCAAATACACAAACAAGACAAACACGCTGACGTTCACGCTCTTGGCCGGGGCCGACATCATGGCAATTGAGCAACTCAGCGATGGCCGCTGGAAGGTCGACGTTGAACCCATCAAAGGCCGGCGCTTTCGCAAGACCTTCAAGACCAAGGGTGAGGCTCAGCGCTTCGAAGCGACCTGCAGGGCCAATTGCATCGAGTCGCCCGCCTGGACGCCCAAGCCGAAAGACCGTCGCCGCCTTTCAGAACTCTGCATCCGGTATCACGAACTGCACGGCCATGCCCTGGCTGATGGTGCCGCGATCCTCCGCACCCTGCAGAACCTGGCCAAAGACCTCGGCGACCCCATCGCGGTCAAGCTCACCGGCAACGCCTTCTGTGAAACCAGAAACGCGCTGCTCAAGGCTGGCATCCAGGGCAAGACGCTCAACAACCGGCTCGGCTATCTGAAAGCCTTGTTCAACGAGCTGCACCGCCTGGGCGATATCGACTACCCCAACCCACTGGCCAAGGTCCGTCCGCTACGCCTACAGGAACGCCCTATTTCCTTCCTCTCGACCTGCCAGATAGCTGAACTACTCGATGCCCTGGATGAACGCACTACCAGCCCAGGTATTGGCCTGATCGCTCGCGTCTGCTTGAGTACGGGTGCCCGGTGGGGAGAGGCCCAGGCGCTGACACCTGAGCGAGTGCGAAACGGCATGGTGACCTTCGCCAACACCAAGTCGAAGCGGACCCGGTCTATTCCGATCGATAGCGCACTGGAGAAAGCCCTGCATGTCTACTTCAAACGACACGGTCTGTTCACCAATTGCATGCTGACTTTCAGCCGCGTACTGGAGAAGACCTCGATCAAGCTCCCGGCCGGCCAGGCCACGCACGTATTGCGGCACACCTTCGCCAGTCACTTCGTCATGCGGGGCGGGAATATCCTGACGCTGCAGAAAATCCTTGGGCATACGTCACTGGCAATGACCATGCGCTATGCGCACCTGTCGCCCGATCACCTGCAGGACGCATTACGACTTAACCCACTAACCGACGAGGGGCATTAACATGTCGTACGTTTTGGCGTACGCTTGCGGCATGACTCAGGAGAACTGCTCCATGCGCACCCTTACAGCAAGCGAAGCACGCACCAACCTCTATCGGCTGATGGATCAATCCGCCGAATCTCACCAGCCCATTCTGATCTCTGGCAAGCGGACAAATGCTGTCCTGCTCTCGGCTGAGGATTGGGACGCCATTCAGGAAACCCTGTACCTGCTCTCTATTCCTGGCATGCGCGAATCCATCAAGGAAGGCATGGCCGAACCTGTAGATGAATGTGCGAAGGAACTGGACTGGTGACTTGGCAGCTCGTTTACACGAAACAGGCACAGAAAGACGCACAGAAGCTCGCTTCGGCGGGCTTGAAAGACAAAGCAAAGGCACTGCTGGAAGTCGTGCGAGAAAACCCGTTCCAGAACCCTCCGCCCTACGAAAAGCTTGTCGGGGATCTGGCCGGCGCTTACTCCAGACGTATCAACATCCAGCATCGCCTGGTCTATCAGGTGCTGCAGGATGAACAGACCGTCAAAGTGCTCCGCCTCTGGTCGCACTACGAGTAAACCGGGCTTTCGACACTTCTTCGACACCTGCCCAAAGCCAGAAAGCAAAAAGCCCCGAAAACTTCTCAGCTTTCAGGGCTTTAGGTATTGCGAAAGTGGCGGTGAAGAAGAGATTCGAAC